TCATATGCTGTATCGCATGGTGGAAACTCTTCAAGCAACACACATTCATCTGTCCAATACATTCCAAAAAACCATGTTGGACCACAAGTGGTATACACATTGGCATAATAGTTAAATGCGGGTGGTTTGTCTAAGCAGGAGTCCTCCTCAATCGCACAAATAGTTGGACCAAATGTAACAAGTAAACTACTATCATCTGGACAAAGCAAGAAAGATGGTGGATGTTCAGCGTCTGTATACCATTCAAAAACACCACCAGCACATCTCAAACCTTTAAAATCACTAAAGCAACAAGGATTGTTTGGATCAGCATTATTGCCTTCGCAATCACATAAACCATCCATTGGGTGTCGTCCCATAAACTGACTTGAGCATGCTATTTGAAAATGGCAAACACTTACACGATGTCTATAAGTTCCATTCTCTTGACAAACTACCGTGTAATAGCACGGAACATCCATATTAACATCATAAGTTTGATCCATATTACAGTTTGGAAATAATGGTGGACCACTCTGAATATCGTAGTTTGTGAAGACACGAACTGTTCCCACGATGTTCATATCAAACTCAGCACGATAGCAACAAAACGCTGTTTCTCCTAACTGTTCTTTCTGTAACAGAACTTGACCTATTGGTGCTGCTGTAAGGTCGATTTCATAATCCATAAGAGGATTGAAGCAACATGCTTGCGTGCCATTGTTCAATCGTGTCTTTGATGCTTGAATGGTAAACCCATCTGTAAACCAGTTATAATCCTTAGCACACTCACATACCCAGTCTTCACAAAACTGAGTTGGTCCAACACAGCAGCATTGCCAGTTCAATCCTGCCATATTACTCCTTCTTTCTAACTATTTTTGGTTGTGGCAACATTAGACCAGTTAGACCAGTTAACGCACCAAATAGAATCCCCCCATACGGAATGCCGTTAGACGCTGTGGAAGCGGTGTCAAGACCGATGGAGACAATCTGATGGATGACTGCGTAGGTTTGTTCTGACTTGTCAACTGCTGCGTCAAATCGCTTTGTGTTGGATTCGACCCAAAAGACCCAATCCTCACGGACTGCCTCCGCTTCATCAAGTGTCAAAGTGCCTTCGGGAATGTCTACAGTTTCTAATACTGCTTTTGGAGCATCTACTTTTACAAAGGACCGAAGGTCGCATGCTTGTAGTGCTATCATGCCACATACACCAATACCACCGACAATCGCCAATGCTTTAGGGTTTAGATTCATGTTCGTGTAGTCTCCTATCAATATCACGGACTTCTATTTCAATGCGATCTAGACGAGCAGATGTGTGTGAAAGTAATGCTTCAATCTTTGCTACACTCATCTTTATGTCTGCTAGGTAAATACCAAACTTCCACCCAAGTCCAATAAGAGTAGAAATGATACCTAAACCTGTTATTAATAGTTGATATTCCATTAGATGGTCTTTATGGTCCTAATGCTTTTATTCCTAATACTGGAGCAACATTTGCTGATGTAATAAAATCACCATCAACAACTGGGGATGCTGTAAAGTCACGAAATGTTCCAAATGTTTGCCCTGAGTTTACAATAACAACAGATGGATTGTTACTAGTCAGACTATGATAAAGTGGAATCAAACTAGCAACCGCAGCAACACGGAGTGATGGTGGCGTAGCAGCACCATCTGTTTGTATACCAATCCAATATTGAAGATTCCTGAATAGATTAATAGTTCCAACACCAGTTGCGACTTCAGTTGGTCCTGTTGCTGTTGTTGCGAAAGATGCGCTAGTATCGTATGGCGCACCTGTTGGAAATCCAGTATCAGCATCTGCGTTATAGAAGCATATTCTAGCATTTGAACTTGTTCCAGCAGTTGATATACCACAAACATAGTTACTAAATGACATATCAAACTGTGGCATAAAAGGTGTCAAATATAAAGTGTTTTGTGCCAACTGTGTGCCTGTTGTAGCAGCACCCATTACAAGATTTGTTTCATATTTACCACCTCTTACCTTTACTCTCGGTATAGTTCCAAGTTTGGTGACAAAGGAAAGATTGAGTTCACCTCCAGATGTCAAAGCAACACCAACATCTGCACCCGCTAGCGATCCTTTAACAAGTTTAAACTCATCTGTGTTTGGGTCAAATGCTAATAGAGGTGTGACTGTGGTATAGCGGTCTTCCCAACCATCTAAGTCAACATCCAACATATCTGATGCCAAGAAGTGCTTGTGTGTTATTGCTGCTACACCCGCTTCAGCAGTAGTAGATGGTCGCCACTTAGTAGAACCACTTACGGTTCTCCACGATAGCAAGTTTCCTACTGATGGAGCAGTATTTGCTACATCATGTCCATGTAGTTTGTGGACTGTGGGATCAGGATAAGTTCCATTTAGATCACCACCCGCAGCACTTCCACTAAAGTTTTCATTGGTGACGGATGGAAATATTTCCAAAGTTGTAACTGTTGGAGCAAGAATCTCAATGGTGATTGGTGATGGATTAGTAATAATAATACTCATCGTGAAACCTCCGCCTGAACTACAAAGTTACCACGAATATATGTGTTTACTATAGCACCATTTAAAAGTTGAAAATCATAATAATAAACTGTTCCCGCTGTCAATGCTGCTGTTTGTGTAGCAGTCAATGAGCAAGTAAACGTGGTCTTGTTTGTTCCTGCTGAATATGAAGAAGCAACAGTCATTGCCACAGTAGCACTTACTGCTGATGGATCTGTTCTCAACTGTATCAATGGAGTTTGAGCAGTAAGATCAGTTTCCATTGTAAAGATCAAACTAAAGGTGTCTCCTTGATAATGACGAATGTTGTATGTTGCTGGTAAACTCATTTTAGCATGTTCCTGTGATTGCTTGTGTGTTGATTATCAAAAAGTATTGTTGTCCAGTATTTTGTAATCTCCAAGGACACCAGCATAAGACAATCGTGCCTACTGGTATTTGAACTGGAACGATTCCTGCTGGTAAATGTGTGTTGAGAACTCCATAAGAATAATAGGTAGAGTTTGATATTTCTGAGATAGAAAACCCATCAAACTCAGGTGGTGTTCCACTTGTGTCTCTTACTCCAATAGTTGGAAAGTTTCCAAGACCATTCCATGATACATTTGCGGGTGTTAACTTATATCTCCACATGTATCTTGACGCAAGATCAGTTCCACCGCTGACTCTTGTGGCACTTTGAACTCTCATTAGTTGTAGTTCAAGTTGTTCGGGTATTGTGCGTCTTCGGTCAACCCTATGGGTGTTGCCAGCAATCTTATCTATTTTTGCTTTTTCGTATTTACGCATTACCAGTATCCTGTTTCTGCTACTGTCTTCATATCATTATTTAAAGTTCCAGGAATATCATACCAAAATATTACGTTGTTGAAATCTTCAGTTGCTCGTTTGATGCGTTCCCAACGAATATCATTATAGTTTAGACCAGTTCCATCTGTTTTTGGTAGACCATCGGGTGCGAGTTCGGGAACTTGAACGTGACCATAATATTGATCCCAATCAAAGTCGGCAACAATCTCGTAGAATGGTCCTTCCAACTTTGCGATATTAAATCCTTCAAATACACATTCACCAGCACCCATACCCAAGAATGTCGCTGAGTTTCGTTTACCCACTTGTCCTTGTAAATAATAAGCAACGGTTTGTAAAGGACTTGTTGCGAACTTAACAGTAAATACTCTTCTTACTCTGATACGAACACCAGCAACAGGTGTTGGCATACCTTGTCTACCATTTGATGATACTTTATCACCACCAATATTTGATGATGATTTGTTAGAGTTTGCTGGTGGTGCTGTAAAGTTACCAGTTCGGAATGTTTCCATTTCACGAACTGTAGCGGTATATTCTACTTGAGGTGGGAATATAACAGAAGGTGAACCATCATTTATAGTTGATGGTATTGTTTTTTGTCTTTGAATAAATGTGCTTATAGCAGTCAAAGAACCATCTTTGTTTTTACGAATATCTACATTTACGCATCTTGCGTTCGTAAGTTTATCCATAGAATCACCAACAGTCATAGCAGGATTTCTTGCTACAGCAGTCGTTCCTTCTACCCAATCAAAATATCTCAGTCCAATATATGGAATGACTCGTTCAGTAGCAAGTGAACCATAGTTTCCTTCTCCTCCTGATAATGCTTCGGGAGCAAGCGCAAAGAACCGAGTTGCTCCTCCTTCTGGTTTCTTTGTGATCAACCAAGTTTCGGTAACAGTTGTTGGTGTATCAATATCACCAATACTAAATGATGTATCTTGTAAATAAGCATGATAGTTTGCTGTTGTAAGGATTGGTGTTGCCATTAGTTCATTAATCCATTCATAAGTGCTTTAGTCATTGTTCTTTGACTTGATCTTATTCCTATCGCAGAACCTATAGTATTCATAGGATCAGTCAACATACCTTCGATCATCATACCAAGAGTCAAACCAATATTTTCAATACCCGCTTGTGTGTTAGCACCCAACTGATTCAACGCACCTTTACCTCCCATGACGTTCGCACCAGCAATGACTCCTTGTCCTAAACCAAGTCGTTTTGGTTGTTGAGCAAAGTAGTTTGTGGTTTGACGCAATCTACCATAGAATGGACTACCAACTGCTGATTCGGGATCTGCTATACTTGGCATATTCTTGAGGAACCCTACAGTTCCACCAACAGCACCAGCAGCAGAAACACCAACACCAGCAGCACCGAGCATACCTCTTGCTGACATCAATCCGCCACCAAGTTCACTCATAGATGGTATGCCCATCTTACCCAATGCTTCTCTACGATTTCTTCTTCTTAGCACACCCAAAAGATGTGCTCTGCGATCACGCACAGCATTGAGTCTGTCTATTCTTCCTTGACCTATTAGGCGTTTTGATTCATTTAATGCCGCATATGTTGTAAAAGGATCTCCAAATCCCTTATAGTTTACGTTCTGCGCTGTTTGAAAAGCATACAAGTTTTCGATTTCATTAACAGCGGCAGTTGCTCTTCCAAAAGGACCATTTGGACTCATTCCACCACCCTTAAACCTCGCACGGGATTGACCCATAAAAGGCAACAAACCTCTTGCTTTGACCATTGGTGTAGTTCCACCAACAACACCACCACCTCTTGCTAAAGCAGCACCAGCACCCAAACCACCCGCAGCAGCAGCAACCGCCAATGCTGCTCCACCACCACTACCAAATCCTCCACCTCCACCACCCATGCCACCACCGACACCCCTACGGAGTCGATTATTGACATTGTTGAGTCCTCTATCTACACCCGTGCTGTCAATGACAACGGGAATGACAAGTGGTGGTGTTTTATTACCCATTTATGTTAGTTCCTTGATTGCTTCTACTACATTTTGATAAAGCATATCTTTTGCTTGTTCTTGTGATGTTTGATAAACTCGGGTGACAAAACCAGTATTATAAATCTTCAGTCCACCAACTCTTCTTACACCTTTACGCCACCCTTTACCTTTACGATTTGTTGGTCTACCTTTTGGATATGGTTTCCAACCATTGTTGTAAGCGTGTGCTTTGACCTTTGTTTTCCAATCATCAGCATTGTCGTTAAGGAATCCTACACCCATCCATATGATTTTACCACGCTTATAGGTCTTTACCTTTACTTTGACTGAGCGATATAGTTTCTTAGAGTTCCAAGTAATATTTGCTTTGATGCGAAGTGCTAACTGTTGACCTAATCTTCGTAAACCTTTGCGAAGTATTTTCTTTTGTAACTTTATCTCAAAGTTTTTCAATACATCTCTGATTCGATTTACTGATTTTTGGTCTGTTGAGTAGAGCACTTATTTCGTCCCAATCTGTGTCATCCATTGTGTGGTTGATCCACACGACACTTAGTTCGTCTATCCGTGCGTTCATAATATTTCTCGCAGCAGTCAGAACGCTTACTACTGCGCCAGTTAGTCCCGCCCTTCTCCGTAAAGTTTATCTACTTCAATGGCGATCAGTTCAGCAAAGTGACCGTCACAGTCAAATACTTCTTCAATGTTTGAAAAATATAGTTTACCATTTTCGGCAAGTAGATGGTTGTAGACCAACCATGCTGCGAACGTATCGGGTGTCTTTGCTTGTTGAACTGCTTCTGCGAGGTCTGCGACAGAAGGACGACGTAGTGTAACGGGAGTCCCGTCAATGACTACCTCCTTGTTCTTGAGAGTAAGTGCGTCCTTCAAACTCATGGTTCATTGCCACCAGCAGTAGCAGCAACGCCAGCAATGGTAACGATACCTGTTGCTTGTAGTGTAACTGATCCACGAACAATGTCACCCATACTGGCAACAATGTCAAGACCAGTAACAAATGCGGTTCCTGTAACAGTATCTCCCGATGCTGCTGTGAACGTAAATGCTGCTGTAGTTCCCGCTTGTAGGTGGTCAATAAACTTTTGATGATCTGCATTATTGTAATATAGATCTGCTGAAATAGCGGTAGTAATAATACCCGCTAAGAAGTGAGCATTTGCTGAACCAACTTGAGTGATTTCAAGTGTAGGTCTTGCTGAAGATACTGACATACTTCCGATTGCTTCAAATGTAACGCCATCAAATGTGACGCTTGAAACTGTTGCTGTATATGCTGCCATTGATTATTCCTTGTAGTAGATTTCTGCCGTGTATGTGGAGATGAAAGGTAGGGTTTCGTCACCATATCCTGACGGTGACTCTGCTAAAACATTATTCTTTTTGACGATTGCTTGAAACTGAATACCATTGTATGTCGCATTGACGAGTTCTGCTGCTACTAAATCACCAAGATCTTGTGCTGCTTCTGCTGTTTCTGCTACAGCGTTTACTGATATTTCTGCTTTGCGAAGTGGTGATGATCCAACCGTCATTGTCTCATTTGAGTTTATTGTAAATGCGATTGCTGGTAAAGTGGCAAACTCATTGCGTGTGCCATATGTAACATTCGCATTACCGACACCACTTATACCTTGAATCATTGTTTTGATTGCTTGTGGTAAACTCATCTTATCTCCGTAATGTCTATTGTGGCAAGACGATCACGATTAGTTTCATTTCGTATACCATTGATGCGAAATGTCATGCCGTCAATCACCAATCTATCTGTTTCTAATAATCCTTTTTCTTCGATGGCACCCCAACGTGCCAAACACTCATAAGATCGCACAGCGGCGACTCCAAGTGATATTTCACCTTCTGATGCGCTAATATCTCTTAGGTCACAACGAAAAGTTCCAACCGTGGTTCCAAATGTCTTATTCTTTTTACCAAGAACATCAGTTCCACTTTCACGTGTAATCGTTGCTTGGAATCGTAATCTTCCTGCGCTAATCATTCAAGTGTTCCTTTTACTTTGATGTTTTCAAGTAT